TGAGATGGGATGAATAGAAAGTGGTGGGTATTGTGGGAGAGGACTTTTTGAACTCATTACAGCAACCAAGAGAGGGCTTCGTCATGAGAAACCCGCGCAACAATGCGACAATTACTTGTACGGCTAAATTCGTAGAGGCTTGGAAGGCACGCGGGTTTGTAATTGTAGAAGAGGGACAGATCACTCTCATGAGACCGGATAAACCAGACGAGGAGGCTGGACAAAAGGACAGCTAGGCCAACTCATACGTTCACATGACATAATTGTCACATAAATATATACATAGCGTACAAAAGACACCATTTATTCAGTGGTGTCTTTTTTATTGCCCGTTTTCAGGAGAAAACTCCTGGATGCGGGCTTTATTTATTACAGAAAAACGCTGAGAGGGAGGAGCTGACATGTCAGTAGAACTTGAGTTGGAGTCGATGGCGCTCCTGAACATAAAAATCAAGACGCGACAAGGACAAACAATTGAATACAACGTGGGTGATGAACTCGCGATTGATAAGGATGACTTGGACGACGCTTTCATCAAGCAGCCGGGAAAATATGCGTGGTGGGCAACGCTGGCAGAAACGGCGAAAGCTCAACGCGACCATCTTGAGTCCCAGTTGGACAAAGCGGAAGCCGAAGCCGACTACACGGTGCGCTTGAAGATGGAGCTGGATGGGGCGAAGATCACTGAGCCAGCCGTGAAGCGCGGCATTAAGAGTGATGAAGCCTATATGGAAGCCCTTCGGAAGTACAACGAAGCGAAGAAGACAGCCGCCATATTTGACAAGATCGTGAAAGCCTTTGACCACCGCTTGGAATGTATCGTGAACCTGAGCGCGAAGCTCCGAAAGGAACAACGACAATCATGATGATAGGTGAACTGAAGAGTGGCCCATTCTACATCGGGCATAGACGTCCATTCAGCCTTCCTTCGGGCGCAACCGTGAACATAACAGAAGAGCAAAACCATCCAATATACGGCAAGAGGTACAAGGTGTCAGGCTATGAGGACTGGTTTGAAGCTAACTGTTTTGAATACGTAATGTAGGGATAACGCCGCTTTGTACGGTGTACCGACTGTCCGAGCGCGTGTGCCTCCCATCACACGTCCTCTCCCAGATCGTTCGGGCAGTCCGTACACCGTGTAAACGGTGTCCTGTTTGGTCAAAGACCAACCTGTAAAACCTGTTGAGGAGCGTGTTGTAAATGGACATCGAAAAACTGCGCAAGAAACTGGCTGACACTCAGGAGAAGATGAAAGGCAACGGCGGTGGCGGTGACTTCAAGTTCTGGAGTCCCAAAGACGGCCGCAATGTTGTTCGCCTTCTTCCAGCGAAGCCGGGCACGGAGGACTTCTATGTTGAGTCCCGCGTTCACTACAACGTTGGACCGAATAAGAAGATGGTCACCTGCGGTAAGGTTGCTCGTGGCAGCTGCGCGGTGTGCGACTTCGTGGATGCGCTGTTCAAGTCCGGGGATAAGGAAGACGAGAAGCTGGCCAAGCGTATGAGAGCCACCAGCCGCTACTACTTCAACGTTGTGGATCGCACCGTTGAGAAGGGCAGCGAAGGCTTCGGAGACATCTTGGTGTTCGGCGCTGGCGCGACCATCTTCACCGACATCCTTGGGATCATCGTTGATCCAGACTTCGGTGACATCACCAACCCCGATAACGGGCGCGACGTTATCATCACCAAGTCCGGCAAGCAGCTGGATACTGAGTACAAGACTCAGGCGCGTCCGGTGCAAACTGAACTCGGAATCGACAAATGGGACGAGAAAATGGTTGACCTTTCCTTGTTCCTGAAGCCGAGATCGGACGAGGACTTGGAAGCTATCCTTGAGGGTAAAGAGCCGTCCGGGAACAGGGATAGCAATGATGAGAAGTCGTCCAGCGGGGACAAAGCATCGGGGGGCGGCAGTAAGTCTTCTGCCGACGAGGACGAAAGCAGCGACGAAACTGGCACCGATGTGGATGACATCGAAGCCGAGATTGCTGCTGTACTCGCGAAAAACAAGAAGTAATGCCGCCGAAGGGGGTGTGGTCAAATCGGCCACACCTTCTTTAATACCATGATGCGGAGGGGAAACGATGGCACCGAAAAGAACGGCAATCAAGAACGAAGTGGGCGCGGAATTGGACGATTTTGAGTCATCCCTCATTTTGGACATGAATCAGGAGTTCGATGAGTCATCCATGCTTCTGGAGGACACAGACCGTGGACAGGTCACTTTCTGGATACCTTCTGGGAATCCCGACTTGGACTTCAAGCTTGGGGGCGGATGGGCTGGAGGGCGCATATCCGAGGTTTACGGGCCTGAAAGTAATGGCAAGACCACAGTTGCACTCCACGCTATCGCAGAGGTTCAGAAGCTCGGAGGGACGGCTGTATTCCTTGATACTGAACACGCGTTGGATAAGCGCAGAGCGAAGACGATTGGCGTGAACTTGAAGAAACTCGTTTATGCCCAACCGGAGACGATGGAGGAGACGTTTGATTACACGGAAACCATCATCGAGAAGGTCAAGACAAAAGACCCCGACCGTATTCTGCTCATTGTGTGGGACTCTGTCGCCGCCACTCCCACAAAGGCTGAACTTGATGGCGACTATGACGCCCAATCCGTTATGGGGCAACACGCTCGTGTAATGTCCCAAGCCTTCCGTAAAATCAAAGGGCTCATCTCCAAATACAAAGTACATCTGATGTGTATCAACCAGATTCGCGACAAGATGAACGCTGGCCATGGCGAAAAGACATCCACGTTCGGTGGTCGTGCTCTGAAGTTCTATGCGTCGCAGCGTCTTGACGTTCGAAGAATCGAGATGTACAAAGAAGGCGGCGCGGTGCGCGGTATCACATGTCAGGCGACCGTCAAGAAGAACAAAGTTGGAGCACCTTTCGGGGTGTCCCAGTTCAACATACTGTTCCAAGACGTGGACGGCGGGATTGACAAATATGGTGCCCTTCTTGAAGACGGATTCGACGCCGGAATGTTCGGGAGTTCGAAGGGATGGTTTGATCTGGAGGGTAAGAAGTACCGGATGGCAGAGGCCCGTCAATTCTTGAAAGATAATCAGGACAAATATCAAGCCTATGTGGATACTTACATGAGTGTGGCTACATTATAAGGAGGGAATCAAATGGCATTCCAAGGTAAATTCAAGGTTGTCTCCGTGACGGACTTCGGCGGCGACAACGTTATGGTCAAGATGCAAGCCGACACGAGTAGCAAAAGTGACTTCGCAAAGTACACGCCGAGCGGTTCGCTGGAGTTCAACTGTACGAACCCAGCCGTCATCGAACAAGTCAAGCCCGGCAAGATGTTCTTGCTATCGTTCACCGAAACAGAGTAAACAGGTTAAAACATGGAGCCTTTTGGCTCCTTTTATTTTTGTCTTGACCATTGTAAAGTTTGATAGTAATATATAGAAGACGAGGGAACGGAAGGGAGGATAACACAATGGCTTTGGCTATCATAATGCTTATAGGACTGGGCTTTGTCTCCCTGTTGCTGTCAGCTGTAAAGGACATTTTCGGTCGTCCGCAACAGCCTCAACAACCCATTCACGTAGTCATACATAATCATATTACCAACGTTACAAACGAAAGCCCCAAGATGACAACGACGACGCAGGATCAGGAACCAGTAAGCTTGAAAAGATGGTAAAGCGGAGGGATACTGTGTTGTCAATGATGAGAAGTGACGCAGACACCCAGATCACACCAGATGACCGCATCGTGTTGGACATCTTTGAAATAACAGCCGCATTAGGAGTCCCATCAGAGCGTTTGGACGAGTTCCTTGGACGTAAAGGAAATAAGGACGACGGAGGAGAGGGCTGAGGCCCTCTTTTCTTTTGTAAAAATCGACAATTACCCCTTGTTTTGTATACACATTTATAGTATGATAGTTCTTGTAAGGCGATACCGAGTGAACAGGAGAGGTACAATGGACGAGTGGTTGGATTTACTAAACGGCATGAGCATCAGGTTAAGTAAGGCGGTGCAGATTCTAAAAGCGAGAAGAAAGATTAGGTTGGCGAAAGCGGAACACGCGGCACTCTTGGTGAAGGAGATGGACAAAGAGGGGTACTCGACCGGGATAGCGAAACCGCGAAACTGGATTTATGAAGTGGTTGTTTTCGGTAAGAAATAAGACAAGCGAAATATAGGCGCTGCCTCCGGGTGGCGCCTTTTTCGCGTCTTCTGATACATATTTGAAGAGAATTTTTCCTGTCCTCCGGTTTATTTAGTACAGTGAAGGAGGATGAACATATGCGCGAGTTGACCTTGGACGAAGGGTATGAGCCGGAACCAAGAGCGCGATTCAACTTCAAGCCTATCCGATACGTTGTAAACAATGAAACGAGCTGCTGGGAATGTACCAGTCACCACGCTACAAAAGGGTATCCGAAGATAACAAGGTTCGGGAAACATGTGAAGTTGTCTAGGTATGTGTTTGAACTTTTCAACAAAAGAAAGATTAAAGACGACCTGCACATTCTTCACTCGTGCGATAATCGGCACTGTATCAATCCCGACCATTTGTCAGAGGGTACCAACGATCAAAACATAGCAGAGAAATTGGAGAGGGGAAGGCAAAAACGCGGCAAGGACGTGAGGAGTCCAATACCAGATGAGAAGGTGTTGGAAATTCGACGCTTGACGAAGGAAGGAACGCTCACGAACGCTCAAATCGCAAAAGCCTACGGTGTTAGTGAAGACAAAGTTAGCGTGATCAAGCATAACAAACGCTGGAAAAATCTAACTGTATGAAAGACGGTGAAGACCATGAGACTTCTGCTAGATGCGAACAATGCGGCGTACCGCGCTAACGCTACTACAGACTTGACCACGAAACAGGGCGAGAGAGTGAGCGCCATATACGGTATGCTTCAGATGATTCAGAGTTACTTGAAACCATCGGAAGGCAAGTACACGAATAAGCTTTTGGACTCTCTACGAATTGTTCAAGGGGATGACGAGCTACTGTTCAATGAAGTAGTATGCGCTTGGGACGCGGGAAGATCAAAACAACGGATGGATATATTCCCCGATTACAAGGGTAGCCGGGACGCGAAAAAAGCGACGCAATCCGAGGAAGAAAAACAAGCATATCTTCAATTTATTGACCAGATGAACCAACTCCACGCTATTCTTCCCACGTTTGGGGTTAAGTCATTAAAAATCCCCAAGTGGGAGGGAGATGACCTTGTGTATGTGGTTACGCAGATGGCGAATGATGACGTGAACGTCATCGTCTCCACAGACAAGGATATGCTCCAGCTGGTGAGTGACAAGGTGTACGTCTGGAGTCCATTCAAGGAAGCCTTGATCACGCCTAAAAACTTCACCACCATTGTAGGCGTACCGCAGAGCCAGTACATGACCTACCGGATACTGAACGGCGACTCCAGCGATAACATCCCCGGCGTACACGGTATCGGTGACGTCAAGGCCAAGAAGCTTCTTAGCCAGTACGGAAGCTTGGATGGGATCAAGGCCGCGAGAGCTGACCTGATGAAGTCCAAGGTGTTCAGCCGAATCTTTGATGACAACTATTCTTTATTGAACCGAAACGACAAACTGATGAACCTGTCTCACGTTGACTACAAGGCCATCGCAAGCGAAGTCGCTGACGTTCTCAGCCGGGAAACGAAGTTTGACGCGAAAGAGGTCAAAAACTTCCTCGCGGCCAAGCAGTTCGTGAGTATTCTGGCTGACTTCTTGATGTGGAGCATGATGTTCCGATTGTTGGGTAAACAAGACGACGAATAAACCTGTAGAGGAGCTGTTTGAACATGACGAAAATTGTAAACGATGAAAACATTTTTCTGGAACACGAGGAGTTTCTTCAAGAAATCTTTGGAACGATTCCAACCACGAAAGTGCGCAACTGCCTGAAAATATCCATCGTATGGCATGTGCCGATGCGAAAGGTTGCCATAATCGTGACTGGTCTTGGTCCAGAGGGGCAAATGCTTTCCACGGCTGTACATGA